GTGATTGCACCCCATACATTATTATATTCCGTTACTGTTAAAAAGGTTCCATTTATTTTCTGATTTTTTGTAAAACCTACAATATAGTCTCTACCATCCTGACTACCGGTAACCAATGGCGATTCTTAATTGTCTTGCATATTGCCATCAACATAATCATAAACATGTGGCATCATATAGCACACTTTTTCGTAATCGCTCCAATATCCGGTAAACGGTATGTAAGGTTGACGGTCGGGCCAAGTAACGCCTTCACCATCTTTGAAAGTAGAAAAGTTATACTTCCCTTGCATCCAAAACAATGGCCAGTAATACGTTCCTGAGGTTGCCTTGTAACCATCGTATGGTTGATGTAATCCCCACATCAGTGCCCATGCTCCTATACCAAGAAGAATTTTCTCCTTTGGCACTACTCTTGTTGAATATGCAAGGATTTCTTCCAACCACCACTTTGGTGATACTGGACCTGGTGCACTACCTAACCAAGCAAAAGCATAACTCATAATTGTCATTGTGTCAACAGTATTTTTGTAATCTTCGTATGCACACCAATATTCCCCACCTACGGAAGCATTTGGTCCAGTGATGGGTGGCATACACACATTCAATAACTTTCCTCTTGCATGGCACCAATGGTATATCTCAGCAATGAAATCTCTCATTGGCCCTTGGTTATCATAACCACCGCAATTCTCCAAGTCGATATCAATACCATCACATTGAGGATACGTGTCTAATAACCTTTGCATTTCTGTGAAGAAAGTATTCCTTGCGCCACCTTCGTTATTGAGTAGTGCTTCTACAACTGCATTTGCAGTATTTAAGTTTTGTATCGTTAGTAACCAATTAACACTAGGATAGAGCGGTATGACATCAAGCATACGTTGTGGCACTGAACCTGAAATAACACCACTCGAATTGACTGTAAAATTGAACAGCCCTACTTGCCCCATTACATTGGCATATCGTTCTATCATCTTGAACATTCGTTCTGAATTATTAAAAGTCCATACCATCAACATATTGTCATACCTCCCTTCTAGTTTTATTTGCGTATAACACGCCAGTCGATTTTCTTTTACTATTTTGATTTAATGTGAATTTTGCATCCGCATTTGCCAATCTTAATTCTCGGCCAACAAATGCATTGTTCTTTTCTACACCACCAATGTACTGTCGTGACGTATAACCATCATACACACAATGGGTGTAGCCACCTACATCAGTATTCAGTTCAAACCTCTTTGCTGTACCGGTCAATCCTGAACCCATTGCCAACACTTCGGAACCTTTGACAAAAGGTTTATGGATTAACAAGTCAGTTTTAATTGGTGTAGTAATATAATCTGTCTCACAAGGTAATAATACACCACCAGTATCGTATGGTATTTCTGACATATAAGGAACTACCAATGTGGTAGCCCCTCGCGCCAAGAAGTTGAAGTGCATTTCATCAACCTCATCAGTATATTGTTCGGATATCGTCTGACCATATTGAGTATGGTTCTGTCCTTCTTGGAATTGGATGTCGGATATCTTAAATTCGTTGTCACTTGCGACCACTACTTTAACTTCAACAGATACAATTCCTTTATCGGTTGATACTGGAGTAATCGTACCCATCAATTTGTCCATAGCATCAACCTCCTACTCGTTCCATTTCTGCAACGTGTTCAACATACTCTGTTGCCACAGAACCTTCTTGTAATTGAACGTCTGCTACTTTCCAAGAGCCTTGAGATGTCCTCACTTTGACTGTAACTTGAATCGACCTTATCTTGTCACCATCTTTCATCACCGAGGCATTTATCCTTTCGAACATATTATACCTCCTCTCGTGCTGATAAGACAACAGTCGTTTCTTCACCATTCATAACACCAAATAACGATACGAACTCAGTCTGAGTACTACCATCGTCGTATGTGATTGTAACTTCAACACCAATTTCATCATCGACAGAATACTGATATCCTTCAGGTGGTTCAAACGAAGCGGATATTGTGTAATTGCTTTTTGTTCTTGGGTAGATTGTTTGTGACAATGTCTTCATACCACTACCACTTGAAGTTTTGAAACAATTATATCCTGAGTCACCATCCGTCTCATCAACTTCGAACCCTATCGATTGCCAATAAGTCAATCCATCGTCCCCTGAACTATTTAACAACAAGTTAAATGGTGACATATTTGCAAACTGGTTATCTACATCAACAACATTGGTGGAGCTCAATCCTTCGGACTCTTCATTCAAAATATCTGAAATGTCTGAATATACATTTTCCAATGTGTACTTAGATTTCCAAGGCTCTCCTTTGTTTTCTTCCATTACCAAGATACGCAACCACTTTTCGAGACCTAATTGACTATCAATGACATAAATGTAATCACCAAGGTCAACATCGTCGTGAATAATTGCAGGCGTTATCTGATAAGTAATAGTTGGATGTGCATACTGTTCCAACCACTGTTCTGCATACCACTTCATATAAGCAGTATTGGTAAAACGGTCGTCTTGTTTTTCGTATGACTTCAATGTTCTTGGCAATCCCATTTGGTCATAATAGTCGTAATTCTCGACGTAAGGAATACCACCATTGACATCTTCAAAAGTAAGACCATCCTTACCAGTTAAAGTAAAACGTGTGATGAGGTTTCTTGTATCAATCGTCCTTTTGATTTCTGTGATGTTACGGTTGTACTTAAAAATGTTATTTGTCTTCTCTCCCATTTGTGAGTACAAATTAACTGTCTTGTTTTTAGTATCGAACCACATATCACCACCAAACGTCTGATGGATATATCTCAAGTTATACAAACGAGTATTTTTATCATTCAACGTAAATTGATGAACAGTTTCAATTTCTACCACACCGGAAGTCCAGTCTGTACCAACTAACTGTTCATCAATTGCTCCTCTTGCAGTGAACTTGGCTGTTGACTTGTGGTCGAGTAATTCGCCATCGGCCAACTCATACCAAGTTGCATCGCAAGTGATTGTTGTAATGTTTTCCTTAGACTTACTATCATCAATCAATTTGATAATATATCGTCTTTCATCTACTTCCAACTTTCGTTCGTTGAATAAAAGGTCTCGTTTGGAGTAGTTGAATGGTATCTTAAACTCGAGTGTTTCGTAACCGTTTGTTCTGGAAAGCACTTCCGTCTTTACAATTACGTCATACGCTTTGTCAATAATATCTTCAGGTTTTTCGTCTGCAGTTAAAACAATTATCTTTGACTCCATTCAACTTTCCTCCTTTCTAGCTTTCAATGTAGTCTTCCCACCATTCAGTATCTGGCGAGTATACGTTACCATCAATCTTGGATTTTTTCAACACACCATCGAAATCTACAATATCGCCTTTGTTATAGGCATCATGTGCACCGGTTGGCTGACTCCAGACTGGATAACCTTCTTTTGTCAAACCAATTGGCGTATATAATGCAGGTGTTTCTGACGGCTTCCATGGTGCCTGCGAAACATGAGCAAGAACAACCTTGTATAACTGTGGGTCACCAACTGAGTTTGTTCCATCTGTGAACATCTCATCAACCTCGTACGATTTTCCAATTTCATACTTTGGATACACTGTTGCGATTTCCATTGCTTTATCTTCCGGAAGTGTCTGTGCATACATCTGCATGGCTTTTCTAAACTGTTCTGCTTGCTGTAATTTATCCATTTTCGTCCACCCCCAATAAAGTATCCATAAGATTTTGTGTCTCAACGAGTTGTGCTTTTAACATTGTATTTTCTGAACCAATAAGCTCAATGTACTCTTCTACACCATACTGGATTTCGTGATACTCGTAAAGGCTTTCACCAATCCGTTTAATATCAGTGTGAACATATACTGTATCGTGGTTGATTGTTACTGGAACAGCCCATTTTGCTGAACCTTGCCTAATTCCCATATCTTTCATATATGCCCTCCTTCATTAAGTTTCTCTGTGTTGATACATAAGTCTCGCAGATGTATCAGCGTTAACGTGAGTACTTCCAAGAGTGACTTGCATAACAAATACACCAGCTCCGTTTGCTCTATTATACCCTCCATAAAGAGCAACTTGTGCATTTGCGGCAATCATACCCATATCACAATAAAACGTACTGTCAGTACCATTACCTTCGTTAGGAAGAAATCCTGCTTTTGAAGTGCCCATAGGTCTGTTAATATACGTTCCATTCACCATACTTTTCGGCTTACCAACATTCAAATAGTTAGTGCCAGATGTATTAAAATTATTTGCACGCTCGCAAATAAGATAATTCCCTTGGCTATCTACCATTAGACCTTCAACAAATGTAACGTAGTTACCCCACAAGTTTTCAATGCCAAAACATTTTACTGCTGTGCCTTCCCTACCAATAACGGATGGGTCCGAAGCTTTAATTTTTTCCGACATAAACCCATAAGTGTCTGCAGTACCACTAGTTTCGAAGAAATAATCTTTGTTATAAGCGTAACCTTTTAAAACGCAACTTTGGGAGTTTAAGTTTTTATAGAAAATAGTGTACAAACATTGTAAGACAGTAATTGCATGGAATGATATAATATTATAACCATGTCCCCTTCCTTTTGCGGCTCCTCTAAAGGCGTCCAATGTCTTCGACGCTGTAACTTTCTTGCCATTGGACGAAAATAAATGCGAACCATCTGAATGTCCCATATACGTTCCAATGTAAAGTTTGTCACAATCATTGTAATCAATCAACGAAAATGCATCGTAATTGTAATTCGAGTCGTTTGGATGGTCTGTAATACTTACTTCAAGTCTATTGGCATCAAGCCATTCGATTCTATAACCCATCCTAGGTATTTCGAGCATAACGTCGTGACCAAGTGTTGTAATATTGGCAACCGAGCCATCTTCTTTCTGTGCCAAGTTATCTTTGTTAAGATAATATGCAACTGCACCATTGACCAATACACAGTTTTTTAAGTCTTTGAAGATTGTCTCATTAAACCAATCAAAGCTTCCAGGTGTCATACCTACTGCATTATCTGCATAAGTACAACACTTTTCAGGGTCAGCAATCGAATGGTCAATGATAACTGTAAAGCGACGATAACATCTTACATCTACGTCATAAGCTCCGTAATAATTGATTTCAAGTTCGTGGACTTTGCCAGTTACCGGATTTGTAATAGTCCAAATTCCTAACGCTTTCACTTTGACTTCCAACTCCATCGTTGCTGGAACCACTTCATTGTATGTAGTAGTACCATCTGTGATTGTTAAAGTCTGACCAATAAGCTGTTCGTCGGCATGGATACGAATATAAATTCCAGCTACACCGTCTTCCAATTGTTTATCGATGTCGGCAACTTTTGTATCTACGGCTGAAATCGCGCCTTTGATTGTTCCATTGCCTAATTTTGAAATATCGGTAGTTCCAATTTGGCTCCAAAGAAAACGAACGTTCTGGAACATACGTGAAACTTTGTTGAAGATTGAGCTATGCTTTTCTCCACTAGCAAGAATATCTACTGACATCCAAGTTAATGGTGCTCCTTCTTTACCAACAGCATCATTACTTGTGAATGTTGTTGTGTTATCTTTTGTGTCAGCTTTAAGAAACTTTTCAGCTTCCTTTTCAAGAGCTTCTGTTACAGTTTTATCAACACTATCTGGAGTAACGAGGTTCTTTTTCAAGTACTCCAAATCGTCAACGAACTTCTGATAAGTTCTTACTTCGTTATCTGTGAAGATATAATCTTCCGGCTTTGCTCTAGGATTAACTACCAATGTAATCTGTTCCTGAGTTTTAACACCAAACTGTGTTGTAGTTACCAAATAAACCGATAAGTTATTTGGATACTGAAGAAGACCGTTTGGAATTTCCGCTAAGGTTCTTCCCTGGTCGTCTTTTTCAACAACACCCTCTCTGGCGTGGTCTTCGATGCCGTTGTAAAACTGCACCCTATCAATTGTAGAGCCTTCATCCACTGTAATGATAATCTTTCGTCCTATGTCCCACTGCCACAGAGTTCCATCTTTTAAATTAAGCATAAGATTTCCTCCTTAACAATTCCTTTTAGTCTAAGTACTGATAGCCAAGTGCCATCGCATGTATCTTATTTGTTGTAAAGTTAGCACTAACTCTGAATCGTAACTTTGAACCTGCAGGAATTAAAATTCCCGGACCAAAGTCAATCTGTGTTGGCGCTTTCGTTTTTGGTGGTAATGGCATATCCATAGTTCCAAATTGTGACACTCCTGCAGAGTTTGCAACGTCAAACCAGAACATCAAATATGGGTCTGTTTCTGCTCCAGTACCATCATAATATGCAATAACATTTGTTACGTACATATCTTTGGTTGCATCACCAACTGTTACGTCTAATGCATTTGCACTAGCGCCAGCGGCAAGTGCTGTTTCCTTTTTTAATATTATACTACTTTTTACTCGTTCGGTCAACGTCGAACCTGAACCATTGCCTTCTGTTACCAATTCGCCCTTTTCATTGACTTTCACTGGTACTCGTCTGAAGTAAGTTACTTCTACAGAACCACCACTAATTACTGCTGTACGATTTGCATTAGTGTATACCTTCAAAGTTTTATCAACTGGCGAAACTGAACCAGCATAGTAAGTAGTATCTCCACCAACTGACGTAACAATAATATCGTCATTGAGGTTTCTTCCTCTACGTACACCAGTTGCATCCATGAATGTTGCACCACTCAGTGATACCGGTAAATGTGTAAGAGTAATTTTACCAGTCCCATCTGCGACTAATGTTTCGGTGAACTGATATGCACCGAAGAGAATGACGTCTTGTGCGTCGACGCCCTCATTATATCCAACTGTAGGAACATTATTAGTCGAACTGTCGCGTCTTACTTTAAAATCCTCAGCCATTACAACCACCTCCTATAAAATTCTACTCTTGCAAAGAGAGGGATACCCTCTGTGTTATTGATTGAGAACGTATTCGTTCCAAATGCTAAATCCTCGATGTTACCTTGCCAATCTGAAATAACACTAACACCATTTTTTAACAGTGTCAGATTAGCTCCATTGATTTCCAATACATCTTCATATCCTACTGTACCTTCATATAACTGTCGAATGCCATTGACATTGACCTCAATATTTGATGCAACTGGAATACCCTCTAAAGAACCGTGACCAATTGACGTTGCCATGTATTCCGTTAAAGCACTTTCTGTACCAGATAAGTAAATCATATATGGTGTATACATGCCTTCGTTTAAGATGTCATATACAGCGCCCGGGATAACTTCAAACGAGTAACCAATAATACCATTGTCATAAGTGAATGGGTCGTACTGAAACAACTCAATTGTCAAATATGTCATTGCATTATCAGTACCCCTTGTAACATAGTACTCACTGGAGTTGTCCAAATCTGCTTTGACAAACACATCAGGATTATCTGTGAAGATTACTTTTGGTTCATTCTGTTGTGCTAACCAACTGATGAATGTTCTAATCTTC